GGACCAGATACTCCCGTCCGTTGCGCAGCACTGTGCGCATGTACTTTTTGTCGTCTCGGCTCGATGGCCGCCTAGGCGACGCCTGGACTGTCACGCCATTGTACGTGTAGCGCCGCGTCGCTTTTGTCTCGCTGCTGGTCATGACCGGCTTGCCATCCTCTGGTAATCCTGCGCGTCGCTTGCGCCGGATGAGACGCTGGCGCTCTGCTTCTGACAGGTTTTCTGCCCGGCTTTGGGGCAGGCATTTTGGGTACGCCTCCAGATAATCGTCTTCGGACATGCCGTCGGTCGGGCGGCCACACGGCTCGTAGCCACCACCCTCTTTGGGGCGGCTGATGTCGACCCACTGCTCGGCAAACCATTCCGTGAGATTTTTATAGCTGGCCTCTGCATCTGCATCGCCGTCGATATGCTCGATGAGCGTTTCAACATCTACCGATTTGCCGCTGGTGTATCCGCTCTCATCGTCTCCATGCCGCTCCCGGACCAGCTGCCCGTAGCGCTGCACCAGCCAGCCGTTGGCATAGGCAGACGGATAGACGCGATATTTTCTTCGAGCCTCTTCCCTGGCCCGGATCCAAAGTTTTGGATACTTGACATCCGGCGGCGTGTCTGCCTTGTCCGCCTCGCTGGCATACAGTGCAGCGACCTGCGCCTCCGCATCCGTTCTGGTGTCATGGCAGCCGGCCAGCGAGCCATCATCTGTTTTGATGACAGCGTAGCCGCCGCAATCTGTTGTGTCGGATTCAATGTGCCAAGGCATTTATGCCTCCAGTGCTTGTTCAATGGCCGATTCGAATTGTCTTATGATTCGGGTCGCGTTGCGCTCCAAAACTTGGACATCCGTCTGCCAACGATCGCGGTGGATGTCCGCTTGGAATTCCCGAGACTGCACGAATGGCGCATAAATGACTTTTGTGCCGACCCTGCCCACGAGACGGTCGCTCTCCGTGCGCACTCTGGTTGTCCATGACCTGCCGAGCGTGCCAGTCCTAACATAAGGCGAGCTGGGTCTTGGTGCCGGATACTTGGCCAGATCCGCCTGCAATATCATCACGCTCCGCTGCATGGGTGGCCGCAGGATGTCATGAATTTGCTGGAGCGAGTTGAATTTGCGCATGAGCTTGTCCACACCCTCGATCCGTATCGACGCCATGTTAAACCTCCGTATCCACTACGACCGGCACGATCCAGCAGCGACACCGGGGATGTGCAGGTGGCAGTTGAAAGTTGCTTCGAAATTGTGTGCGGATTTGTTCGTCAAGTGCCTGGTCGAATTTGTCGTCAATGCCAACGATCTGACCGTTCAGAGCGCCACATATCGGACACATCAGCTCATCCGCTGCGGCCCGCCATTCCATGTACCGGATGCCAGCCTCTTTGTAGACGCGCTGGTTGGCCTCCGCATAGGCACGCGTGACCTCTGTAGAGGCAATCAGTTGAGCGCGCTGTGAACCAAAAACCGGCTCCAGATCTTCGATGAGCATATAGAGTGGTTCACCATTCTGTACCCATGCCGCAACCGCCGTGCGAGTTCGAGCCAACGTTGTCTCATCAATGCCTCCGATCAATGTCCCGATATGGTTTTGCGCCCACGCCCGAGCGTCCTCGTTGACCAGCGTCCAGTCCATTCCCAGCCCGATTGATTCCAGCTGTTCGACCGCCACGAACACACCCAAGTCGACGCTCTCCAGCAGCGCTCGGCGCAATCGGTCGTAGAGCGCCTGCTCCTTTTGAATTTCTTTGACTGCGGCTTCCAGCTCGGCGTCCACGTCACCGATAAATTCCTCCGCCGACATCTTGCGAGCCGCCTCGTAGATGGCACGCTGCTGCTTGGTCAGCGCCGCTTGAATGTCACTGGTCACCTCCCGCTCCAATCGGTCGCGCTTGCGGGGCTCTGCTATTTCGATCGGCCGGAACACCGGCTCTTCCGGCTCGCCCGGATCACCCTGCAGAACGAGAGCTTTGTCACGGATACTGTTCCGTGATGTCTGCCCAGTGTTGGCCCGAGTAAAAAAACCGGTGCCATCGACAGCCTCCAAAAGAGATGCCTTGTCGACCGGGGTCAGGATATCGCTGGCAAATAGTGCAGGGTCTGGATTGTGACGCTTTTTCGCCCAGCGCCGAAAACGTGCAATCTCTGCGGATTTGGCCGTGTCGATAGCAGGAGCCTGTTCGGGCGCCGGCGCCGGGGCGACAGGTGCTGGGGCAACAGGTGTTGGGTCCAGATCCTTGTACTCAATACCGTACGGCAGCGACACGCCCAGAATTTCCGCAGCGATCGATGGCTTGATACCGGCCTGCACATAATTCAGCATGCTGTTGGAGCGACGCTCCTCGTCCGCCTGATAAATCGACATCTCTTCTGGTCTCAGTTCGAGCCGATATCCGCTTGGAGCCAGCAGAGATTCGTTGACGATTTCCGCTAGATAGGTCAGCGACGGGATGATCGTCATGTCGTAAAATGACAGTGCGTCCTGCTGAGCCGTAGCATAGTTGGCGGCATTCGACATCACGATCGAGTGGGGGACACCGAGCGCAGTAGCGATATCTTGCCGTCGCTCTTCGGATAATTCAGCCGTGGCTAAATTTTCCATCCCCTCGCCGACAACAACTGGGGTGACACCGGCCCGGACAGCCGCCGTCTCCCAAGCGGATTTGGAGCCGGAAAAGAATCGTTTCCACCAGCTCTCCAACCGTTCCATTTCTGCGGGGAGAGGATTGCCATCGACAGTCAGAAGCGTCGCCTTGATGCCGCCCCTCTCGAAAAAGTTGCTGGCAAACTGGTCGATGTTGTACAGCACACCAGCCGACGACAACGCTGCCTGAGCAGGTGGACGCCCAGGGATGGTCTCGTGCAGCGGATTCGGGAGCGGAAAATAAACGTAATCGGTCGGCTCGAACGTCTGTGATCGGCCCCGGTCCAGAATCCGCTTGAATCCTGTCAATCCTGACTGCTCGCTGAATTGGGGGACAACGCTGTTGGGGGCATGCCAGCGCAGGGCGATGATCTTGGCCCGGTTGCGCTCGATGAACCAAAATGCCTCTGGTGCCAAGCACAAAGCCGCTTCGGTCAGGCTGAGCAGCCGCTTGAAATTTTGCAGGTAACTCAATGCGGGAGGGGGAGATGGTACCGTCGACAGCCACACCTCGTTGTCTCCCTGCATGATCGCCCAGGGCACACGGGTAGCGGCCGTCGCTCGGATGTTGACGCACCGGTACAGATAGGCGACAGCTTGGTAGTAATTGCCAGCCGCCATTGTCGCCTGACGACTATCGGCCAGCTGAGCTGAGCTGGGGGCCAGCTGCGTCCACGCCTGTTCTGGATATTGGTCCAGGAAAAATGTGGATTTGCCATCCACCATCATGTGCCGCTGCCTAGCCATCTTACCTCCCACCAAACAAGAGCAGCGATTTGCTGCCGTGATTGACCCCATGCCATGCCAAAGCCAGAGACATTACGCAATCGTCGTGCAATCCGTCAGGTGCGCCATACGACATCAGCCCAGAGGGCAGACGCTCCATTTCGTATGATTGCAGCTCGTTGATCAGCACATCGTCTGCAATGATGCTGATGGATTGCCGAGCAAATGCCAGCGCCAAGTCGTCGATGACAAGCGTCTTGCTCGCGTTGCGCGTTTGGAATGGCACGACCGGCAGCCCCTGGCGTTGCATCTGCTCGATGAGCGGCTCCCCGATGCTGTTGGATTCTGCCACGATCGAAAATGGCTCGAACCTCTCGAACAGCCCGGTCAGCCGCCCGAGCTGAACCTGGTAATCGATCTGATTGAACCGTTCCATGTGCACCAGCGCGCCATCCGTCACATCCATCACGCAGATGACCGTAAAGTCATGCGACTTGCCCCAGTCGACCCCGAACACGTACTGACGGCCAGCCTGCGCATTCGCCTGTGGACGAGCCGTAGCACAAGCACGTACGTTGCTGAATACACCGCCGCCATCCTCGACAAATTCGGCAAGCCATTCTTGCCTGTACGTGCGTTCCGATACTCGCTCCCGAGCCGCCTCCGCTGCCCGGCGGATGCTGGGCATGGGGTTGGCAGACGACGGTGCGGTCCACGATGCGATGTTGCGCTGGCCGGCCACGCCACGCTGGTACTCGCGCCAAAACCAGTTGCGTCCCCGAGGGGTGCTGATCAGCAGGATGCGCCCATCCCGATCGGCCACTGTCGGCAGCAGAACGTCCGTGTAGGTTTCCTCTCGCACTTGCGCCGCCTCGTCCACGATGACAATGTCAAACGCTTCGCCGCGCAACGCAACGTCGTTGTCTGCACTGTACACAGACAACCGCCCCCGGCTCGGGAATTCGATCACGCGCTCTGACCGATAAATCCGAACGCTCTTGCCGGCTGGACCCACCATCGATTCGGCAAACCGCCAAGGAGCTCGGGAATTTTTGTACGTCGGCACCACCCATGCCACAGCCGCTCCATTGTCGGCACAGGCCAGCGAGTAGATGCCAGCCATATAAGTTTTACCAAACCGACGGCCAGCGCAGACAACTTTAGTCGTCGCCTGGCTCCTCAAGATCTGGTGCTGATCGTGGCGCAATGGAGGCAATGACGCTCTCATGGTCAAATATCCGTTCGATTCGTATTGGCTGGCCATTTGGCCCGCTCTGTTCGGTGCGTGTCGGGGCATAGAGCCCCAGATAACGGGCACGTGTCTCTTTGATTTTCAAGATGCGGTCGACTATTGCCGGATCGGTGGCGTTCGGCCAGAGCCTGCTCTCAAGTTTGTCCAGAGATTCGAGTTCGATTTTTCGGACAGCGTCCGCCGGATCCTGAATTGTTTCGACCAGCGCCTGGCTTACCAACTTCCACGCGGCCTGACTGCTGACGCCCAGCGCTTGGCCGATCTCACGATAAGACGCCCGATTCTTCCTGAGCTCCAGAGCTTTCAGCTTGCGGTCGTGTGCTTTGACACGTTGCGTCTGGGATTTCATAATTTTGCTATCATCCTAGGTGTTTTTCCGGTAGATGATTGCCAGCGTTCCAGCGTAACTGCCACATAGGCTGGAGAAATCTCTATGGCTCGGCAACTCCTCTTCAATTGCTCGCATGCCATGACGGATGTGCCTGATCCAGAAAACGGATCGAGTACGGTCCCAGTCGTGCAGTTCGCAATCAGCATTCTCATCCAGTCAATCGGTTTGCTGTGATTGTGTTCCGATTGGGAATGCGCTTGTGTGATGGGTTCGCTAAACACGTCGGACAAGTGTTTCCCTCTCGGGTCGGGAACAAAATTATATTCGCCCCGAGTGTTCCAAACGTTTCTTGATTTTCCAGAATCCCCATAATGGGCCCCATCAAAATTGTACGATTTTACATTGCCGTACCAACAACAGAGTTTCCCTCGTTTCAGCGGTCTGTTGGGCGTGTACCATGACGAAACGCAATCCCAAACAAATAACCAGGTCATTGCAGAGCCGTAGCGGGAAATCACATCTCCAATCGTCGCACCATCACAAAACGCCAACACAGAATCAAATCCGGGGATGGCGTTTGGCATCGAATCCCATTCTGGGTCAAACACCAGAGACGCAATTCTTTCCCCATCGCTCAGCCGTTCGATCAGATTCAAATCGGTACTGTCACCACAGGCCAACGTGTGATTGCCTAGCTGCCACAATTGTCCAGATTCAACATCCCATTTTTGGCGCAGTTCTTCTGCTCGGTCAATCTGAGGTTCGGTGTCATTTACGTTATCACTGGATTTCAATTCAGCCAGCATGATGGCCAGCTCGTCGTCGTCGAACATGGCTGACAAATCTATGCCAGCATCTATGTCTGCCAGCATTTGTGCAGGATCCCAGTCTAACGACAATTCGCCGACACGATTGTCGGCATATGCCAGTTCTCGTCCTGCAACGCTGTCAATATCCAGATCCATCCGCTGAACCGCAACGATTTGTTTTCCATCCGTAGGGACAACGATAACGTTTTCAATGCCGATTTTCCCTGCCGCTTCGACCGTTTTGTTGCCAGCGATAATTCGTCCATTTCGGTCAATCAGGATGCTCCGCCCTGCACCATATTTTTTCAACGATGATTCTAGAGCCTTACGACCTCGTTTTGTACCACGGTTCGCATTCGCACGATCTGGTATCAGAGAATTTAACGTTTTTGCTGTCATGCATTGTCCGTTTCGATATGGCCCCTGAGCGATTCGACATCTCTGTTGGTGGCATATTCGATCCAGTCAGTTGCCCGGGCTCTCATCCGCAGACGAGCCTCTGCTGCCCAAGCTGCTTCGGCTTGCCACAGGGTATCCCTTGGCGCAACCACAGACGCAGCGAGATGGCAATGAGCCTCGTACTCTTCGACAGCCACATCAATTCGGCGGTAGAGCTGGACCAGTTTGTTGAGCGACCAGGTCATGGCCATTTGAGCAGCCCCAGACCCGACGCCAGAAAAATTCCAGCGCCGACGAACAACCCGATGGCCGTCCCGGCAATCATCATTTCGGCCAGGTCGCCCGTTGCCAGTACGGCAACAAACATGCCGAGCATGGTATAGCCGATTGTCCACTGGACAATAGACGAGCGCTGGCTGTTGAGCCGTTTCATTTCGCCCTCTATCCGTTCGACACGCTGGCTGAGCCCTCGATACCCAAGGTCTGGATCGCCACCGATGATTGTCTCCAACTTTCTGACGGCAGCATCGAGCCGTTCGATTGTCTCTACCAGCATCTCGTCCCGGGTCACCTGACATCCCTCCTGACCGTGATTGTGCCCTGCTGTAATGTGGCCGTGTAGCCGGAGGTCAGCGTCGCTTCCAGGTCATACGACCAGACCCCGAGCCCGATAGAGATTGTTTGCGCCGATGTCACTTCCACCCGACACGATGCAGCGGCCGTGACCGTGCCGGAAATCGTAACCACGCTCTCCGCCTGCACACGCAACGACACGCTCCCACCCGTCAACGTCGGCCAGTTGGTGCCGACAAATGTCAGCGCTCGCCCGTCGACAGTGCGATAATCGTCCCCGTAGATGAGCACGATCTCGCCATCTTCCGTGACCGGGGATGTCACCGTAACTTGGGCTGTGCCGATGCGTCCAAGCGCAACGCCCACCGAGCCGGACGTGTACGCAGCCGGGACCGCAGCCGTCAGCAAATTGTTGGTGATCCTCGCCGCAGGGTCAGGCTGGAGCGTACCCACAATCTCGTGCTGGTCGACGTTGACTCCGGTGCCCAAAAATATGACGATGTAATCGTACAGGATGGGGGCGGCGCCGGCCAGCCGGTAGTAGTACACCCCGTTGCGGGCCTCTGTTGCGGCAGCTCCTGTCACCAGCGCCGTCCGGCTCCCTGTAGCCAGAGTGATACGGTCGACGTTGACTGTGGCCGTTACACCCACGACGCCGTACTTACCGTGCTGGAACTGAGCGACATAAATCAAATCTGCCATGACGACTATCGCCGTCCAGCCAGCTTGAGCCAGTATACAGCAGATTCAACAGTCGCTTCCAGCTGGTCGATGTCGACCGTCGGGAACTGATGGCGCAACTGTTCCATTACGTAGTTGAACCGCTCGGTTTTGGGCAGCCGGCCAGACATCCACAACTGTTCCGCAGCACTGACCAGCACATCGGCCATCTCGGCAGCATCGATAATGGTCGCGGCCACATCTTGGATATTCTTGGGGCGGTCCAGCCAAAACTTCCACGTAGCCAGAGCCAAAGCCAGCAGGATTGTACCGACAACTAACGCATCAACCGGGGCAAACGATTCGAGCACAGAACCCTCCTAGGTACAGGCAAAAGAAAATGCACTACAGCAATTGTAGTGCATTGCCATCAACAGTCTGTCGATTGTCTCAGTCAATCAGCACCCATCCTGTTGCCGTCTGCCCGATGGGCACAACTCTGCTGACCTTGGTCATCATCATCCATGCACCACCATGCGTCATCTGTGCCAGCTCGGCAATCTCAGCGGTCGTGTAGACCCGGCCCGGATGCCGTACCAGTGCCATCACGACAATCGCCACGCGCTCGGTCGTGATGGTGTCCCGGTGATGGCGGATGCGCTTTTTTGGCATCGCCTACCAGCACAACGAGGCTGGCATTATATCGTTTGGCCGTAGGTAGCTGGTGGTCGGCACCGCATCGGTCTGCGTGTGGATGCAACGGGGACAGCGCTCGTTTTCCCAAAACGTCGACCCGCAGACCCGACAAGTCATCTCACCCGGCGCAACACAGATGCGTTGTTTGCCGGACAGCACAGTAGGGCAGGGCAGACACGCCATCTCTGGTCTGATACCGTGCCGTTTGGTAGATCGTGTTTTCATTTTGCTCTCCGTATCGAGGATGTTGGGGCCATTTCGAAATGAATGCCTTGCTTTTCAATTCGCACATATTCGACATGGCACCGCTCGCACAGGTGCAGCGATTCGTAGCGCCGGTTTTGCGACCCGGAAGAGCCGACCTCGAATTTGATCGTGTGGGTGGCTGGAACCGGATTGGTCCGTGTACTGCACTCGCACCAGCCGAGCCACGGGTTGACAGTTTTCCAGACACGCTCCGGCCTGGGCTTGTTGAAAACGTTATTGTACAAATAGCATCGTCGGCATAAACCGCTCCGGCTGGACGATCCGATAGGACATTCGCAGTTATTGCACCTCTGGTAGATCAAGTGTTTGGGCCTGGCTTTGCCAGTCCTGAACTTGTAGTTGTAGCACGTGTTGCACAATCCGTTGGCAACAGCTCGATTCTCCCTGCAGTGGCGACACGACACAAACCCCCTGGCCGCCACAACTTTTTTACGTGAGATGCTGCTACGGATTCTCCTGAGTTCCTTGCGTATCTCAGGGTCAACAGGGCGTTCGTGCCCGTTGTCCCTGAGATACATTCGACAGCGAGAGCACCTGCTCCCATTGTGGGTCAACTCTCCACAATTGCCACACGGAGTGGGCTCCCGACGATTTCGCCAGTCTCGGTTGTAGCACATCTCACACCGCCGCTGAGTATGCATTTTGACGCCCACCCGCCCGCAGGCCTCACACGATCTCTGGTTGCTCTTCAGCTGGCACGGTCGACAACGTCCATTATCGTCCAATGTCCGTGTGGCACCACAATCCGAGCAAGCTCCCCGTCTTTGACGAGCATACTGGTTGTAGCATCGGACGCACATGCCTTTGCAGGAGATCGGCCGGTCCTGCTGGCAAACCGTGCATTTGATAATGCGGCGGTTTTGGGATGTCATCGTCGGCGCTGGACCCCATGAAGTTGAAGCGCAGCGACAAGCACAGCGACAACCTGAGAAATCTCTATGCGTGCGTGTTCGGGGTCGTTGTGGGCGATGTCCCAGCGCACCTCAGCCAACTCAGCCTCGGCGATAATCACGTAATCGCCAAGGCCAAGGCCCCGCTTTTCTGGAGGCCCGTACTTGCGGTCCTGATACAGGCGCTCTTCCCGAATTGCGGCGAACACATCATCCATGCTGGTCACGGCATTACTCACGATACACCCCCAAGTCAATCAACATGCTTTTCATCGCGTTGGCCACGTCCCGAATCTCCCACTGCGCATCCGGGGCGCAGCGCTGCCCGAACACATCTCGCCATGCGGCAATCGAGCCGCTGACCATGATGGTGGTGCTGGTTGCGTTCGGCAGCAGATAACGGGCGTCCTCTTTGCGTATGCCGAGCTCACGCAGCTGCTCGTACCCTCGCTCGATTGCCCGCCATGTCTCGTCGACGATTTGCCGGGCTTGCGTTTTGCTGGCAATGGCCGATGGCACGATCGGGTACCAGCCGCCCTTGTCCAGCGACACGTATCGCTGAGATTCTTGGCTGAATGACAACAGCCTGTGCCGTACCAGCTGGTGGGTCAGTGCCCGGCTGACCCCGTCCAGCAGAAACGTCGCCGCCCAGTGCAGCTCCACATCCGCCCCGACCTGAATCTGGGGGTGGTGAATGCCGATCAGATTGACCGTCGCCCTGCCAGCCACGATGCGCTCTGGCATCTCCACCCGTGCAGAGGGGGAAGGGAGTTCGGATTGGTGCCCCACGAACATGCCCGGCAGATACCTAGCCACCACACTGCGGGCGACCAGAATTGTCCGGGCCAGCTCCAGCCACACACGCATGTTGGCCGAAACGTAGCACCACTGCCCATTCTCGGTGCGAGTGACCCAAGCATATCGGTGCGATTCGATCAGGTTGACCGAATCGTCGTCGTCAATCAACACGGCTGTAATCCAGACGTGCTCAAAAATATCCTGGTGCCCTTCGGCCATTCGGGCGTGCAGGAACTTTGGTGCATGCCCCATCTTGTCGACACTACGGTAGCATGTGCGACCGGCGAATTCCACGATTGCCTCTTGAGGCGTCATGAGAGCCCGCACGATATCTGACCGTAGGCAAGCAGCGCTGCTGCCGCACAGGTCGTTTGGCTGAGTAGCAAATGTCGCTGTGATCAACTGGTCCTCCCGGCTGTTTTGGTTTTGCGTTTGATTGGCACGACCACAACTGGGGGCGGCGGGGCCATGTGCAGCATGTACGCCGCACGTCCGATGGCGCTGATGTCGTTGCGATCGTAGTGGGCCAGATCCATGTAGCAGAGCAAGGTCTGCTTGAACTCGATCGGAATTATGCCGCTGCGGATCATGCAGAGCAGCGTCTGGGTCTGCTGCACCTCGTCCAGTATGGCGTTTTTGCGGAGGAGCTCGACGATCTTGGCCGCCGCCGTGTCGATGTCGTTGTATCGCTCGATAGCGCTCATGGCTCCTCCGTTTGCATGTACGTCGATATCACCCGGATAGCCTCGTCTGCACCGTGACAGACCGTGGTCGTCCATCCCTGGCCGGCGAGCGCTGTCAACCACTCACGCTGCTCAGGAGACACACGACCGCCCACCTCCCGCTTAAGCTCGATGGCCAGCCCGGTACTTTTTCCTTTGGCAACCGGAATCAAAATGTCCGGCACCCCGGCCCGGACACCCATCCGTTTCATGTGGGCGCCAACATGCGGATTGCGGTGCCCCCCGTTCGGGACGTGAAAGGCCAGCCTCAACTCGGGGAACCGATTGACGTGCAGGTCGATCCAGGCGAACAAAGTAATCTGCTCATGGTCTTCCGGCGGTGCGATGGTGTCCCGTGTCATCGTCGCCCCCGCTTGCGCTCAGCTGCCTGCCAGTCAGCCGCATGCTGCGCAGCAAACTTGCCAAACGCCAGCATCTTGTCGACATTGTCCGTCGGCATGGCTGTCACCAGCAGGACATCTTGGCTGTCCTTGCGACGGAGCGGCTGGGTGGCTTTGTGCGCCCGAGCCACCTCTACGCGCGTGTTGACGTTGTCCAGCGCAGCGAGCACATCGTAGTCGACGCTGGCATCTGGCAACGCAAACGCCACAACGTCGTATCCGGTCAATGGCACGCGCCACCAAAACCCGGTCTCGTCGTGGACGCCTCGGCGCAGGTGCTTGGGCAGATCGAGCATAATGTGGCGATGTTTGTAGGCGGCCCTCACGCAGAGGGCTCGCCTGTCAGCAGTCAGTGTGATGGGAGTTGTCATGGTCGGCGCCTCAAGGTCTGGGACCAGTCAGGGTCTGGAGCTGGGGCTTGCCGTCCAACGAATTCTTCGCTGATTGACCAGCACTCATCCTCAATATCGTACTGGGGCTCAACCTCGTACCAGCACGCTCCACCATCGCTGTCTATTGCCCAGAATTTTGCCCACTCTGGGGCATACCGCCAGTCAGGTTGAAGATTTTCTGTCATGGTCTGCTCCTCAGGGTGCTGGCCCAGTCGATATCCCAGTTGTCAAATCCTTCTGGCGGCCAGCATTGATCAAAACTGACATCCGGTTCTTCGCCTAACGTGCGAAGCCACCCGCCGTATTTGGCATTGTACGTTGGCTCGTCCCGATACCAGTACGCATATCCGTCGCTGTCTGCTGCCCAGAAATTTGCCCAGTCCGGGGCGCCGGCCCAGTCGGGTTGTACGTGATCTGTCATCGGCTCATCATCCGATACAGCTCGTCCGCCGCCTGGGGCTTGGGCTGCGTGCGCACCAGCCGGATGCGAGACATGATGCCGAGCCAGCAGCCCATCGCCACCAGCCCGACGCCTAACGTCGCCTCGGTCAAGCTGGACAGCCCGACGAGAGCGCAGATTGTTGAGAGCACTACGAGAATCCAGAAAAACATTGCCACCTCCTGTGGTGAATTGATTTGCCCTACACACGACGGGGTCGGATGCTACCGCTGATCCATCGACGGGTTTCATCCGGCCCCAACGTCTGGAGGTCAAGTGCCTTGCCTTGCCAAGCCTTGCCGTGCCTCGCCCCGCCGTGTCTCGCCACGCCCCGCCGAGCCGCGCCGAGCCCAGCCCAGCCAAGCCGTGCCGTGCCTAGCCCAGCCATGCCGGGCCTAGCCACGCCACGCCTTGCCTTGCCGTGACACAACCTACCTATTGATCCACCAAGACGGCCGGGGATTGACGTAGATGGCCGTCTCGGTGGTCTCGGTGCTGCAACCTCGCACCTGGCAGCAGAAGACTATCAGTCAGTCAGCAGCAGGAAAGCGCGGAGGCAAACGTCGTGGATGTAAATCGGAGCGTCTGCTGCTGCCAGGTGCGCCCGACCCCTCAGCGGTCGGTAATCGTTAGACTACCACGGGCGTGGTGGCCTGTCAAATTCGTCAACCCGCTTTATTAAACTACTCTGCCCCACCCCCCTGCGCTCGGTATCCAAGCTGCTGGATACCGTATCCATCCGTATCCAGCCGTATCCAAGCGCCGTGGATACGCAAAACGTTAGACGCCTACCAGCTGTATGCTGAAATCAGTATGCAGATATGCGCCATCTACTGATTTGCGCTCAGCCGTATCCACGTATCCAGCGTGTGTCGACGAAAACGACAAACTTTCTTTATATACGCGTATAATGGAAAGTTTATGAAAATCTTCGACACACCGTGGATACGTGGATACCGATTGTCATACAGTCAGCACGTACATACTGTTTTCGGTAGACAGCTGGGCGATAGCTATTGTTTTGGTATCCAATACGCAAAACAGTATGCTGCTGCACGCCATATGCTGAATTCAGTATGCAGCGACACGCCATATGCTATTCTGGCTGAGCGCGTATGCCGGTATGCAGCGTATGTCGGTATGCAGCAGTAACTTTTTCATATACGCGTGTATACGAAAAGTTAGTACTGCATACCGACATACCGAGCATACATTGTAGTTTGCCCCCGGCTATCTACTGTTTTGCGTATACAGGTGGCAGGTAGTTACTGTTGGTGTGCATACGGTATGCATACCGAGGTGCATACGGGTGTGGCTGGGCGGCTTTTACGGGCTGTGAAAATGCCAAAAAAAGGGGCTGAGCCGTCGGCTGCTCAGCCCCACCACCAAGTTGTCGCACCTGGGCGGTGCACCACCATGACGCGTATCGGGAGGTCGTGACATCATGTTCGCCCCTGGGTGGGGCTTGCTTGTCTGCGCTAATAGGATATCACGTCGGCCGTGTTGTCGCAATTGGTAGTGCTGGAAGAAATGAATTCTGTCGCATTTATGAATTTCTGCAATTGTGTGATAAAATATTTGCAGTGAAGTGTAACGGTTTGATGAAAGGAATATACCGGTGGACGAAACACAAAGGCTGTACCACGAAGTGGCCAACATTTTCCCGTTAATGCTGAGAGATGATTTCGACACGCTCAAAGCAGACATTGCCGTACATGGACAGCGCGAACCAATTTGGTTGCATACCGATGGCAGTATCATCGACGGGCGCAATCGCCATCGTGCATGTGTAGAACTTGGCATTACGCCGATATTCCGAACGTGGAGCGGCGAGGGAAGTCTTGTCAATTTTGTGGTGAGCTTGAATCTCCACCGACGGCATTTGGATACAGGCCAGCGTGCGATGATAGGTCTGAAAGTTAAAGAAGCATTGACTATCGAGATCGCTGCGGAAAAAGAACGAAAGGGGCGTGAAGCAGCAATACGACAATGGCACGACGACAAACAAGAAATGGGTTTGATCGAATTCGATCAAACCCATCCAGCGCACTCGTACATGACTTCGAATGATGAAGTAAAAAATGTTAAAACGCAATTTACGGATGATGCTCGCGACGCGCTTGCTGAGGCCGCAGAATCCGTCAACGTAAGTAAAAACACCATGATTCGCGCTCAAGCTGTGGAACGTCATG